CTACAGTGATTATAATCAAATCAAAGATGCTGTGCATTCTAAACTTCGTAATAATTGAATGAAGATTGCTATAATTACCGATCAGCATTTTGGTGCTAGGAAAAATTCTAAACTCTTTCATGATTATTTTCTGAAGTTTTATAATGATGTATTTTTTCCAGTTCTTTACTCTGAAGGTATTACGACCATTGTTGATATGGGAGATACCTTTGATAGTAGAAAGGGAATAGATTTTTCTGCATTATCATGGGCAAAGGATAATTATTATGATAAATTAAAAGATTATACAATTCATACAATTGTAGGTAATCATACAGCATATTATAAGAATACTAATGATATAAATGCTGTAGATCTATTATTGCGTGAATATGATAATGTAAGAGTATATTCAGAAGCAACTGAGATAAAAATAGATAATTTGGGAATAATGATGGTTCCTTGGATTAATTCAGAGAATCAGAAAAATACATATAGAGCTCTAGATAAAACTAAATGTCCAGTTGTTATGGGGCATTTAGAACTTAATGGGTTTCAAGTTAATGCTCAAGTGGTCATGGATCATGGCACACCTGCTAATATTTTTGATAAATTTGAAAGAGTATTTTCTGGACATTTTCATACTAGATCAAATCAAGAGAACATTTATTATTTGGGAAATCCTTATGAAATGTTTTGGAATGATGTAGGTGATACCAGAGGATTTCATATTTTTGATACAGAAACACTTGAACTTACACCTATTAATAATCCTTATAGTATTTTCTATAAAATTGTTTATGAGGATACTAATTACCAAACTTTTGATGCTAGGGAGTATAAAGATAAAATTGTAAAAGTTATAGTTCGTAAAAAAACTAATACTAAGAAATTTGAAAAATTCGTTGATAAGTTGTATAATTCTAATGTTGCAGAACTTAAAATAGTTGAGAACTTTGATTTTAATGGGTGGTATGCAGACGACTTTGAGGCATTTGAATCTGAAGATACAATGTCAATTCTCAACAGGTATGTTGAGGAGTCGGATGTGAAACTTGATAAATCTCTTGTTCAAAAAATGCTACAAGATGCTTATCGTGAAGCTTGTGAGATTGTATAATGTACATTCTTACAGTCGAAGGTAAAGAAAGTCAAGGTGCTTATTCTGTACCAGATCAGGATGGTGATCAAATTCTCTACTTATTTGAAGAAGAAGATGATGCTATTCGTTATGCTATGATGTTAGAAGAGGAGGATTATCCCAAAATGCATGTGATTGAAGTTGAAGATGAAGTGATGATAAAGACTTGCGAACTGCATGATTACACTTATGCAGTCATCACTTCTGATGATATTGTTATTCCACCTAAAATTAAACATGATTTTATTTGAGAGAATAAGATGGAAGAACTTTTTATCGACTGGCAATCAATATATTGAGGTTGATTTTACAAAGCATTCTACCAATTTAATTGTAGGTACTAATGGTACTGGTAAGAGTACAGTGCTTGATGCATTGACTTTTAGTTTATTTAATAAACCTTTTCGTAAGATTAGTAAAGGACAGTTAGTTAATACTACTAATGAAAAGGATGCTAAAGTTGAAGTAGAACTTTCTATTGGATCTACTCAATGGAAAGTGGTGAGAGGAATTAAACCAAATATTTTTGAGATTTGGAGAGATGGTAATTGTCTAAATCAATTTTCTAATGTTAATGATCAGCAGAAGTGGTTAGAGCAAAATGTTCTAAAGATGAATTTTAAATCTTTTACTCAAATTGTTATCTTGGGTTCTAGTGCATTTGTTCCTTTTATGCAACTTACTGCACCTCATCGTAGAGATGTTATTGAAGATTTATTGGATATAAAAATATTTTCTTCTATGAATAATATTTTTAAGGAAAAACTTAGGGAAATTAAAGAAGAGACTAAAGTTCTAGAACTTAAGAAAGAGTCTCTTAATGATAAAGTAATGATGCAAGAGAAGTTTATTGAACAGATAGAAAATAGAGGTAAGGAAGATATGGAGGAAAAAAATAGTAAGATTAAAACCTTACAAGTTGAAGTTGATACTCATATGGAAAAGAATAAGTTAACAGAAGCTGACATTTCAGATCTCATAGAAAAGCAACAGAAGGTAACAAGTGCTACAGAAAAACTTCGTACTCTTAGTGGATTAAAAGGTAAAATTGCTAATAAAGTATCTACCATTACCAAAGAGCATAAGTTTTTCACAGACAACACGGTTTGCCCTACATGTACACAATCTATAGATGAGAACTTTAGAATAAATAAAATCGACGATGCTCAAAATAAAGCAAAGGAGTTGCAATCTGGTTATAAAGAACTAGAACAAGCAATCAAAAAAGAAGAAGAGCGAGAGCATCAATTTACTCATTTATCTAAGGAGATTACAACACTAACGCATGGCATTTCTAAAAACAATACTAGGATTTCTGGATGTCAACGACAAATCAGAGATCTGGAATCGGAAATTCAAACAATTACCGAACAACTTGCAAACAGAAATACTGAGCATGAGAAGTTAACGACCTTCAAGGACAAACTATCAACTACATACGACGAACTATCTTCTAGGAAGGATACCATACGTTACTACGATTTTTCGTATGGTTTACTTAGAGACGGTGGAGTTAAGTCAAAGATCATTAAGAAGTATCTGCCTTTGATTAATCAACAGGTAAATAGATATCTTCAGATGATGGACTTTTATATTAATTTTACTCTTGATGAAGAGTTTAATGAAACTGTACAGTCTCCTATCCATGAGGATTTTTCTTATGCTTCTTTTTCAGAAGGTGAGAAAATGCGGATAGATTTAGCACTCTTGTTTACTTGGAGAGAAGTTGCTAGAATGAAGAATAGTGTTAACACCAATCTTCTTATTATGGATGAGGTATTTGATAGTTCCCTTGATGGATCAGGTACATATGAGTTTCTTAAGATTATTAAGTATGTAATTAAAGATGCTAATGTTTTTGTAATATCTCATAAGACTGATTTAGATAAAGATGCCTTTGGTAATATAATGAAATTTGAAAAAGTTAAAGGATTTAGTAAATTATCATGACAATTTTAGTTACTGGACATAAAGGGTTCATTGGAAGCCATGTATTTAATTACTTGAGAAATGAGACTAGTCTTGGGTTCTCAGTAGAAGGAATGGATTTTCCTGATGATATAGGGGATTTCCAAGGACCAGAAGGGATGTTTGCCAAGCATTATGATTGTATTATTCATCTTGCTGCCTTTGCTGCTCTTAGAGATAGTATAGAGAATCCAGAAAAGTTTTGGGAGAATAATGTAGAGAAGTCAAAACCTATATTTGATTATTGTAGGAAGAATAATGTTAGACTTCTATATGCTAGTTCTGCAGGAGCACATGGATGGTGGCAAAATCCTTATGCTATTACTAAGAAGGTAAATGAAGTACAGGCACCTCCTAATAGCGTAGGGATGCGTTTCTTTAATGTTTGGGCAGAGAATGATAGTAGACCTGATATGCTGTATAGAATGCTTCAGGAGAACACTGCTAAGTACATCACAAGGCACGAAAGAGATTATATACATGTCAAGGATGTTGTAAGAGCAATTGCTTATTTAATGCCAAGTACTTATATTGGACCTATTGATGTCGGAACAGGACAAAAAACTTCTATTCTAAAATTGGCAGAGGCAATGGGAAGACCAAATCTTCCTATAAAGGAAAATACACCAGGTGAACCAGACACTTTATGTGCTGACACAACTGAGTTGCGTAAATTGGGATGGTTCCCTACAATAAATATTATGGATCAATTCAAGGAAAATGAAAGTCCCTAATTGGCAGCATCATTCTAAGAAGGATGCCAAACGAAAACTTAAACCACAGGCACTGCGTTCTGCAAGAGATAGACGCAGACACTTGATAAACTGTCTACTAAACCCGTCCAAGAGGCGGGTTTCGTCGTACTATGGGTATATACAAAAGGAAACAGATGGCAGTTCAACAAGAAATCAAGTCACAACTAGCGAAGTTGCTTGCTACTGAGGATATAGTAGTAGAGCATAAGAAAGTTGAGACAGCACAGTTTAATGTGGACACTCGTGTATTGATTCTTCCTATCTGGGAGAAAGCAAGTAATCATGTATATGATATGCTTGTCGGTCATGAGGTAGGACATGCACTCTTTACTCCTAATGAGGATCCTCCAAAGGACATTCCTCATCAGTTTTTAAATGTATGTGAGGATGCTCGTATTGAGAAATTGATGAAGCGTAAGTATATGGGTATTGCCAAAAGTTTCTATAGAGGATATAATGAACTTCACGAGCAAGACTTCTTTGAGTTAGATGGTGAAGATATTAGTAATCTTAATCTTGCTGATCGGGCTAATTTATATTTCAAGATTGGTTCGTTCCTTGATTTATCTTTTTCAACTCCTGAAAAGGAGATTATCACTCTAATACAAAATGCCGAGACCTTTACTGAAACCATCGCAGCAGCAGAAGCGTTATATAATTTCTGCAAGCAAGAGAAGGAAGAGACACTTCAAAATCAACAGCAAGCTAAGTTGGATTTTGAGCAAGACAATCAAGGTTCTGGGAATCTTGACATTGGTAGCGATAATAGTGATGAGTCTACCCTTCCTGACACTGATAGCAGTTCTTCTGTGGAAGATAGGAGCGATAGTACTCCTAGCAATGATAGGATGGTTGATTCTGTTTCTCCTGTAGAAGATGTTGATGGGGATGATCTTAGAGTAGATACTCTTGATAGATTGGATAAAAAATTAAAGGATTTAGTTGGAAGTGATACAACAGAAAATGAATATCTTGAGATTCCTAAAGTTAAGTTAGATCATATAATAGTAAAAAATGAAGAGATTTATGAACATATTGATGCTCATTGGGAATATACAGAGGAACAGTATGAAAAATATTCTTTAGGAAATATCTTTGGTGAAATAGATGGTGAGTATGAGCAATTCAAAAAAGATGCTCAAAAAGAAGTTAATTACCTTGTCAAAGAATTTGAGTGTAAGAAATCAGCTAGTGCGTATGCTCGTGCTGCTACAAGTCGTACTGGGGTTTTAGATACATCAAAGCTTCATACTTATAATTTCAATGAAGATATTTTTAAGAAGGTAACAGTTCTTCCTGATGGAAAAAATCATGGATTGATCTTTATTTTAGATTGGTCTGGATCTATGCAATATGTTTTAAATGATACTTTAAAGCAACTTTATAATTTGATTTGGTTTTGCAGAAAAGTTCAGATTCCATTTGAAGTTTATGCCTTTACTCAGGAATGGGAAAGAGGTGAAGACAAAATTTCTAAATCTGAGCATAGGGAAAATGTTTTGGTCATTGAAGATGCATTTAATCTTCTTAATCTTTTCAGTAGTAAGGTAAATTCTAAAGTATTAGATAAGCAATTGAAAGATATATGGCGTATTTCATTAACATTTGCAAGAAGATGTTTATATACTTACCCTAGAAGATTATCTCTTTCAGGAACACCATTAAATGAATCGTTAATTTGTCTTCATGAAATTATTCCTCAATTCAGGAAGGATAATGATGTTGAAAAAGTACAGTGTATTGTATTGAGCGATGGAGAAGCTAATACAATTCCTTATCATAAGACAGTTGAACGTCATTGGGAGAATGAACCTTTTCTTGGTCAGCGTGGTATTAATCCACATTATTGCCATCTTAGAGATCGTAAGTTGGGTAGGACTTATACATTTGGGTATAAGTGGCATGAATTTACTGGAGTTCTTTTAACTAATTTGAAAGATAGATTTCCTTCTACAAACTTTATTGGTATTAGAGTTTTGAGTCCTCGTGATGCTGGACATTTCATTAGAATGTATGGATCTGATGAAAAAGTTCAAAATGATTGGAGAAAGAATAAGACTTTCGCTATAACTAATGCTGGATATGATACTTATTTTGGTATTTCATCTGCAGCACTAGCACAAGATGCAGAGTTTGATGTAGATGAGTCTGCAACTAAAGCACAAATCAAAAGAGCATTCGTTAAATCTCTTAAAACTAAGAAGTTAAATAAAA